CGTAGAAGGGCTACTATTTAAAAATCAAATAAATTAATAAATAATCTATTATATATTATGAAAAGAATACCAACTAAAATTATAGAACTAGTTATATCTGATGAAAGTGAAGAACTAACTATAGATGCTATCAGTCTAGTAACAAGTCCTGCTATTGAGCAAGATTTTGTCTTTTTTGGTAAAGAAAAGAACAATTTAACACTAGCTAAGATAGATGAGGAGAAAAGAATGTTAGTTAGTCCTGCATTAATACCAAATAAACAAATATTTAGGTATGATGCTAATACTGATTCTAATTATTATGTATTTTTCTCAAAATCGACAGTAGCACAAGCTAGTGAGTTATATTTAAAACACAATAACCATCATAAAGCTACATATCAACACGAAGATAGGGTATCAGGTGTTTTAACTGTAGAGAGTTGGATAAAAGAGGGAGAACAAGACAAATCTAAGTTATATGGCTTTGACTTACCTGATGGTACTTGGTTTGTTAAGATGAAGATTGAAAATGATGAGATTTGGAATAAAATTAAAGACGGAGAACTTAAAGGTCTTAGTATAGAAGGTTATTTTGTAAATAAATTTGAGAAAATGCAAAAGCAACCAACTGACGAAGAAATACTATCTGCTTTAAATGAAATTATACAAAATCAAACAGAATAATAACTATTCTATTATATAAAAAAAAGACAAATGGATTTAAAACAACAAATATTAGTAGCACTTGGTCTTGACAAGCAAGAAGAAAGTGTTAATCTTGAGTTCCAGGCTAAATTGGAAGACGGCACGATTATAGTTTCTACTGCTGAATCATTAGAAGCAGGAGTGGATGTAGCAGTTCTTACAGAAGATGGTACAACTATTTTATTACCTGTTGGAGAATATAAGACTGAGGGTGAAGATGGTATAGGATTTTCTGTTGAAGTTGAGGGTGTTGTAGCTGAAATCTACGAAGAAGAAGTAGAAGAAGAAGCAACAGAAGAAACTCCAGTAGAAGAAGAAGCATCTAAGGAAGATATGGAAGAAGAAACTATTGAAGAAACTGAAGCAGTAGAATTTGATTCAGTAGCTTTTATGGATGAAGTTAAGTCCGTAGTAGTTGATTTAATGAGTAATGTAAATACTGAGATAGAAACATTAAAATCTGAGTTAGCATCTCTTAAATCAGACAATGAAGAATTATCTTCAGAAAAAGAAAAACTATCTGCACAAGTAGTAGAGTTATCAAACGAACCTGCTGCAAAACCTGTAGATACAAACAAATTTAGTGCTTTAGGTAAAGAAACTTCTCAAAGAGATTTATCTAAAATGACTAAAAGAGAAAGAATATTATATAACATAACAAATAAATAAAAAAAATGGCTTTTACAGTAACATCAAACTACGCAGGTAAAGTATTCGGACAATATATTTCGGCTGCTTTAAAAGAAGCTAAATCCTTAGAGGGTTTAACTGTCTTAGAAAATATTAAATACAAAGAAAACATTAGAAAAATGGCAGGTAGCACTTTAGTAAAAGATGCAACTTGTGATTTTACTGATGCAGGTACTCTAGCTTTAACAGAAGCAGTTTTACAACCTAAAAACTTACAAATCAATGTAGACCTTTGTAAGAAAACTTTATTATCAGGTTGGGAAGCAGAAGAAATGAAAGCAGGTTCTTTTAACAGAAATGCACCAACTTTTGACCAGTATGTATTAGCATACTTTGGAGAAATTATTGCTGATTCAGTAGAGGGTTCTATTTGGACTGGTGCTAATGCAACGGCAGGACAATTTGAAGGGTTTTTAACAGGTACTACAGGGCGTTTTGCAACAGGAGGTGCAGTACAAGTAAATAATGTAGGTGGTTCAGGTACTGCTTATACTTCTGCAAACATTATTGCTCAATTACAATTATTAGTATCTTCTATCCCTGCTAACGTATATGGTAGAGATGATTTAAGAATCTATATGAACATGAAAACTTACAGATTCTACATTTCAGCTATCTCTACATTAGGATATGTTAATGCTTACAATATGAACGGAGATTACGTACCAGTATTTGAAGGTATCACAATCCAACCTTGTCCTGGTATGCCAGATAACAAATTAGTTGCTGCTGAAAAATCAAATTTATTTTATGGGACGGATTTGATTTCCGATATGGGTGCATCTATAAAAATGCTTGATATGTCTGACCTTGATGGTTCAGATAATATGAGAGTTGTTGCTAAGTTCTCAGGAGGTGTTCAAGTAGGTATTGGTGCTGAAGCAGTACAACAAGATTAATAACTGATTAAACGGAGAGAGGGTTTATCCCTCTTTCCTTAACTTTAAAAAAAAATAATATGTCTTGTAATTTAACAAAAGGAAGAAACATAACTTGTAGAGATACAGTTGGTGGTATTAAGGCAATATATTTTGTTCAATATGATGAGATTACTAGTTGGGCTGAGGGAACTGGTGCAGCAGCAGGTTCTCTAGATGCTTTTAATATCGGTAGTAATGACATATATAAATACACTTTAAAGAGGGGTACTGCGAGTTGCACAGAGAATCTTACTGGCAATAGCGAAGCAGGTACTGTATTTTATACACCATCAGTTAATATCAAACTACACAAATTAACAAAAGAAGACCAAAACCAAATAAAACTATTAGCTTCTAATAGATTGGTTATCTTCTTAGAATTAAACGAAGTATTAACGGCTAACTCACATAATGTAATATTAGCTTTAGGACTAGAAAATGGAATGGAACTAAACGCAGGTACTAACGTAACAGGAACTGCATTTGGTGATATGAATGGTTACGATTGGACATTTGATGGTATGGAGAGAAATCCAATGCTAACAAACGAAGATTATACTGCAGTACCATTTGATAGTACAGGATTTGTTTACGGAAATTTAGTTACTTCTTAAACTATTGTTTTCATATTTCTTAAAGGGACTGCTTCGGTAGTCCTTTTTTTTTATCAAACAAAAACGACTTTTTTCTATTATATAGTAAGTAAACAATTATGATACACGCAACTTACGGCTCTACTGCAACATTCTACACGACTACGGAAGAGAAACGTATAGACACGGCAGTACCAAAAGCACAGATAAGGTATCTATTTAAGTTTACTAATGATTTATCAGGAAGTGTAGTTTATGGATATGGACAAAGTCAAGCAGTAAACGATAGATATACAAGTGTTCAGATATTACATAATACTACGGAAAATGTTTATGAGGGCAAAGTAGATTTTAAACCGAATGGATATTGGACATACGAAATATACGAGGTAAGTTGGCAAGGTTCTAGTGTTGTTTTAGGGCTAGGTACTGCACCAATAAATGAGAATGATGTACTAAGTCCTGTAGCAAATACAAAGGGTGTAGTACAAGGTAGAGTAGAATTAGGAAAATTATATGTATCAGAAACGGCAGGAAGTGAAGAAGTACAATATACAGAACATTCTGCACCAACTGGTACGAATTACATATATGTTAGTTAAATAAATAAAAAAAATGGGAATAAAAAATACACAAGTTTTATTAAATGAGCAATTAGGTCAGCAAAACGGAATAGAAGTATTTACAACTACTGCACAAACAGGTAAAGATTTTTATGCAATTTACTTTGTGCAAGAGAGTGTTATATCTTCAATTACTATGTCTAATAGTACAGGGGCTTCTGCACTAGTAACGACTATACCTGCAGGTATGACTTTATTTGGTCAGACAACGGCAATTACTCTGACTTCAGGTTTAGCAATCGGATATAAAAACTAATATATGTTAGCATTAGCAAACAAGCTAACCACTTCTACACAACCTATCTATAGGTTTGTAAATAAGTATTCTATTGACTTTGATGGAGTAGATGATAGGATTATTACTGATGGTGCAGATACTGTAGCACAACCTACTACTTATTCTTTTTGGTGTAAGTCAAGTACAGCAGGCAATAATCTAGGTGTTTTTGGACACGGAGATGACAAACAAGGTGGTTTTCATTTTAACGCATCTTCTGGTAAACCTTTGTTGTATTTAAATGGTAGTTATTTTAGGTATTGGGTTGCAAATGATGAACAAGATGATGGCGAGTGGCATCATTGGGTAGTATATTCAGACACTAACGATATAACAAATTCTAAATTATATGTAGATGGTGTTCTGCAAACATCAAGTACTACAAATTCATCAAGTTCTACTGCTGCTTATACACAATCATTAACTATAGGTTCAGACAGGCAAGTAGGTGGTAATAGTTTTGAAGGCAAAATAGATGAGTTTGCAGTATTTGATAGAGAACTCACACAAGATGAGATTACTCGTATGTATAATACTTACTACTCTCCAAATAGAGTAGCTAATGGTAACTTTAGTCAGATTGGAAACGAAGAAGTAACTAATGGAGATTTTAGTCAGATAGGTAGTGAGTTAGTTGCAAGTGGAAACTTTAGTAGTTTTTCTGTTCAAAGTGGAGATGTAACAATAACTAATGGTACTGCAAGTTTTGTAGATGGAGGTACAAATCCAAACTCAAGAGTTTTGTCATCGAGTATACTTACTGCTAACAAAACATATAAAGTTGTTTTTAGTGTAACTAGATATGTTGCAGGTGGTGTGCAAATGATATTTGGTGGTGGAACTGTAGTTACTGTAGATATTTCAGCAGGAGTTGGAACTTATACTGCTTATATTGTTGCAGGAAGTAGCACTTATGCTCAAATTAAAAGATGGGGTACTATCCCAAATTTTGACTTTGATTTAACTAGCTTATCTATAAAAGAGGTTGGGCAAAGTTGGGAAATGAACTCTACTGCTATTTTTACTGCTAATGGTATTAATATTACAGCAGGTGGTTATATAAGACAAGATGTTTTAACATCAGGTAAATCTTATCAATTAACTTATGATATAATTTCATATACATCAGGAAATATAAGGGTTTATGATGGAACAGACCAAGGAAACATACCTACAGTTTTAGGTTCTAATACTTTTAATTTTAAAGCAGGTGGTTCTTTGTTTTATGTTCAAGCTAATTCAAATCCTATCAATTTAGTAATAGACAACATATCAGTCAAAGAAGTAGGGCAGCATTGGACATTTGGTACAGGGTGGTCTACAGATGGTACTAAGGCAAGTTATGATGATGTTACTACAAATGCAAAATTAATACAATCATTAACTATAACTGCAAACAAAAGCTACAATGTAAAATTTACTATTAGTAATGCTTCTTCTTATGCAAGAATTAATATAGGAGATGGTTTTGGAAGTACAGATTATATTGTTACTAATAATTATGTTAATGGTTCATACGATTTAAACTTTACAAATGCAGGTACTTATAGTACATTTGCTTTTCTTGCTTTTACTGATGGAAGTTCATTTGACATAGACAACATAGTAGTACAAGAACTAAAGCACGATGCTACAAACCTTATGCTTAATGCAGGTGCTTATCAGTCAGCTAATCCACTAATCACTTCTACTAAGAGTATGGAGTTTGATGGTAGTGATGATTAC